CCATCGACTACTCTTTCTCTACCGAACCCCGTTCCTAAATCTCTTTCAATAAAAGATCCACCACCACCACGATTTCCACCACTGCCAGCAGTAATGATTGGTGAGGAATATATGATTTCTTCTGTTTTAATAGGAGCTATATATACCGGCTCTTCAATTGGTGTTATAATTGTTTTAATTGGTTTTTCAATTTCTTTTCTTATCAATCTTTCAACAGAAGCTGCTATACCTGTTATATCAGGTTTAGTTATTGTCTTTATTTGTAATTCAACTTCTTTAGGTGTAATTACGATATCAGTTTCAGATGATTGTAATATATCACGAACTTCATCTACACTTGCTTCAAAAGAACTAACAGTTGTAGTTCTTAATTTAACATCTTGTTGAGGTAAATAATAATTAACTATATATGTTAACAATTGCTTACAAGTATTAACAATAGATTCTTTAGATAATTCTATTTTAGGTTTAGTTCTTTTTGGTTTACCAAAATTAATATCATCGATTTTGGATATTCTATTTGTAAATTCGTATATACTAGCTTGTCTAAATTTAACATATATATTATTTACAAATACTTCAAAATCTTTTATTTTAAATTCTGATATTAATTCATCTACCCAAGTATTACCATATTTGTTTCTAATAAAAGTTGTTAATTTTGTTGCATCAATAGTTTCAATAAATTCTAATGCGTATGCAATTGTATCCTCTCTGAAATCACCATCATTTATGAAAATATTAAATCTTTCTTGCAATTCTGGATTTATAGAAACTCCTTCTTTTAATGGAAATAATCTAACTTCTGTTCGAGATGGTGATATCTCATTTATCCATAGTTTATCATATTGCTTCTCACTACCAGCTCGTTTATTAATTAAAGTTATTTGAGTTTTAAATATACCATTAGTATATCCAGCTTCAGCTAATAATCTTTCAGCATCAATGAAATATTCGGATGGTAATTTATATTTTTGAAAAAGAGTTCCATCTTGTATTAAAAAATAGTCATTTATATTCTGACTATTCAACGGAATATATCTAACCAAATTGCCATCAACTTGTGGTAACTGATTATCGTTTATATCATATATAATAAATTCAATGGCATCACTTTCACTAAATCCAAAAAAAGATTGTAAATCTTGTTCTTCAAAGATTTTTCTATCCTCTGAATTTATAACATATCCTTTGTTATTAATTAACTCTTTTATATTCCTAATTGCCATGCTGATTTTTTTCTTTTATTTAAAGTTGTATCATAGAACCAATAAGAATATTGACTTCCAATTTTATGAATTAGTTTACCAACCCAATTATCCTTTTTCAATTCACCCATTTCATAGGCCATATGCTCAGTCCAAGGTTTAACTATAAAATATATATACTTTGTGTATTGCGGTTTTTGCTTCATAAACTTAACAACACCCTTAGCCCACATATTATATCCTATAACTAATTTTCTATCCACACCCCACATCATCTCACCATAACGTTCATCCGCATCCCAAATATTTTGAGGTAAGAATCCTTGATTGTATAATTCGTTACAAATGATTTTCTTTTTCTTACTTCCTGCAATTGCTGCCTGTTGAGCTGCTGCTGCCTGGGATTGTGCGGTGTTTGTTTGAGAAACTAAGTTTGTAAGCTGACCGTTTAGCCCATTAATAGTATTAGTTAAATTATTAATTTGAGTTTGAGCCGTTCCTAATTGTTCATTTAAAACTACAACTTGCCCTTCCAATAATTCATTTCTAGCAGTAAGTGAAACTCTTTGAATTGCTTCAGATGTTGCTTTTTGAATTGAGTTTTGTAATTCAACGATACTAGATTGAACTTTGGCAACCGATTGTCTATTTTGATTTTCAACTGATGCTACTACTATTTCTCTACCATCTAACTCAACTCTAAGAGATTGGGTAACTATTTCTAATTCAGAAACTTTAGCAGTTAAGTCAGAAACATCAATAGTTAATAATCTAACTTGCTCACGTAAATCTTCTATTTGATCTAATGCTTCATTGTATATACTTCTTAATACAGTATCAGGAAGTTCTGGTGCCTGAACTGGTATTAGTTCGGTTATAATAGTATCAATGGATTTTACTAATTCTCCTTCGTTATACTTTGGTTTTGTTAATTTACCAAATAAAATACCATCATCACTAACAGAGCCGCTAAAAACATGCACACCAAATTCATTTTTGGTTTTAATAGCAAGAGAGCCACTTTGAATCAGCTCACTTACCTTTATCTCATTTTTTAATCCTGTCTGCTGTTTCATTGAATTATTTTTCTATTATGCCAAATGTAATATCATCATCGTAGAATATTTCATCACCATCAGATACCATTTTAAATTCCAATTTATATACTCGATTTACTTCCCAATTTGAAAAATTAAATTCTATAAAATTTCCAGAGGTATCACAACTAACTTTAGAATGTGAACTAAATGGAATTATAATATCATCTGATAATAAATCTTTTACCTGATAGTATGTTGTGATTGGTAGGTATTTTACATCGTTATATGCAAATGTGTTTGTAAATGTTTTAATAGGATATTTTTCTCTACCTGTTATTCTTAATTTTTTAACACTACCAACTTTATACTCTGTTTTAAGGTTTTTAACTCTAACCACAACATCATTTGATATAACATCTAATGGTTGCAAAGAACCTGTAGTTATACTTTGGTCATCCCAACTTACAACTAATTTTGGTTGATGAATTGTATATGTTTCTTTACTAAAGAATTTTAGTTGTCCATAATCATTTGTATCATTTTCCAAAGATGATGAGTATTTTAAGATAAATCCTTCATTTGGTAAACTACCACTCAACCATCTTTGAACGATACCTTTAACATCCATATTTAAATCAGCAGTTTCGTAATTAAACGATTGAGATGCCGATACTATTGTGTACCAAGTTCCACCCGTTCCATCGTTAGGATTACTATCACTACCACTTGCTAAATTTGTTGTTATCCAATCTATAGCAGATTCTCCATTTCTATATGTCCAAGTTACGCCGGTTGTTGATACATCATCAAAACGAGTTCCATTGCCCATTTCCCAACTTTGTGAAATTGGATGTGCAAATATTGTATATTCTAATGGAATTTCATTACTTTCAGTTTCTCTCATCGACAATCTGATATTACTCAGAGTAACATCACCTGCGGCGATAGCTTGTGATAGAGCATTTAAATCAAATTTAATTAATGCTCTAGAAACATCTTTTATATTCCCATAATAAACTTTACTAACTTCCAATATTTGGTCTAACCCAGTATTTTGGTTTGGTTGTTGTAAGTAAACCGATGCATCTTTTGATGCTGTAATAAAATAGTATGCCATTATCTTGCTCTTCCTTTTATATCTGAGTTAGGGAATTTCACTTCAAAAACACAAGGGTCTAAAGATGGATAAATTATCTTCTCTTTAGTTGCCGCAGTTATATTATATGAATTTGGTGAGTATTGTCCTTTACATTTATTTGTGATTTCTAATTTTGGAACAGACGAAACACCTTCTACATTAGCTATAGTTAATTCAATTTCACTAAGGTTTATTGTTTGATTAAAAGTCCACTTATCTATTAAGAAAAAGTTTTTTAATTCATTTATACATTGAGTAAGAACTTCAGATTTATTATAATTGTCTAATACAGTTATTTCAAAATCAACACCTATGTTTACAATAAATCCATCTATTATATTAACACCATCAGTTAATATTTTATATTCATTTAGATATGTTTTAAGATTTTGTTTTATTGCTCTATTAATTTGTGTTAAATGTCCATTTCTATTATAACCTAATAAATAAAGGTTAATTGCAAATGGATTATTTATTTCATTTACATTATCAGTTTTACCTACTAAGAAATTTTTAATTTCTTCTTTTACTTCAGCTGATGATGGCTCTTCATTATCTGCCTTCTCAATAAATGTCATTACTAAATCAGTAAATTGTTGTAATGAATTTGGAGATGCTAATATGGATGATGGGGAGTTATTATCTAATTGACCATCTGCACTAGCATACGCTTTTGCAATACCACCATATCTTGCTGGCATTGATAATACTCTAACTTGATAATCTTTAGCAGTTACTGCTCTATTTTGAGAACCAAAATTTGCTAATGAATTTTGTCTAATTTCCTCCAATGTTTCAGCACCTCTACCACCTACAGCAGGAACTTCATTATCTACTGCTAATGAATTTTTACTTTGTTGATATATACCTCTTTGAACTGGTGTGAATCTTAATAAATCTTCATCATATTCAACCCCTGTTATTCGTGTTATATCTCCAACACTTGTATTGCTAGTAACGCCACCACCTGTCAAATATTTTATTGTAATTGTTGTATTTGATGGAGAAGTTCCGTATGTTTTTGTTTTTAAGAAGTTTGTTGGGTCAAATGATTCTTCCAGTCTACTAATAGAGTTTGGTAATCCCAATCCTACATTTTTAAGATTTGGAATTAATTGTTCATCGCTTGCCGATGGGTCTCCTGCTCCAAATTGTATTGTAGTTGTATTATCATCATTTACTTTAACTACAAATCTTCTAGGAGTTTTTAATGTTTTTAAAATATATGGGACAGTATCTCTAAATTGAAATAGTTCAGGATCATTTGATAGTGTATTTTTTTCTTCAATAAAAACCATCTCTTGTCCTAAATAAGGAACTTCGTAATATTTGTTACCATCACCATCTCTTACATCAACAATTTGTATTATATTCGTTTCAGAAAGTTCTATAGTTCTAAATGCTTCATACGAACCAAATGTTAATGTTTTTTCGTTAATTATGGATGATATAGCTTGCACCTGCTTTTTTACTAAATAAAACGATGGTTCGCCCGTATCAGAATCTCTTTGATAAACAGTTACTTCTCTATTATATTCATCTGCAAAATCTACCATTTCTGTGGTTCTGAATTGAGTTGAGTTACTTTGAGCTTCAACTACCATACCTTCCCTTATTCTTAAATAATATGTCTCATCCGGCTTATTATTAATACCCGTTCCTATAGAAGGAACTAAATGATATAATGATAATGTGGTTATAGAAGGAGATGTAACTTTTGGTTTGTAACCTAAATATTGAGATAATGCTAATACACTTTTAGAATCTTCTGCGTATGGCATCAATGATTCTTTAAATGTATCATCAACATAGTATGAAAGAGCATCACCTATATACGATGCCATTTCTATAAACATCATACCTGGAGATGTTTCATTAAAATCATTGTAAGTTTTAGGAAAATATGTTTTAGTAAATTCAATTAAATTACTTCTAAATCCCGAAAAATCGGTGTTTAGATATTTGATATCTTTACCTTTATTTTTAAAATTTTTACTTACTGTGTTATTAGTTGCCATTTGCTTATATTGTAAAAGTTACCTGATTTAAACTCACCGAATCTCCAATTCTAAAATTTATAGATATGTTAACTTGATTTCTATCTTTTAGGAAATCCGTTTGTTCTATATCAATAGTATCAACACTAACATATGGTAACCATTGTGCTAATGTAGATGTTATAACTTCTTCTATTTTAACCGAAAGTTCATCATCGTTAAAATCAAAAACCAATTCATTCAAACCACTTCCCAAAAAGGGTTGCATTACTCTTTCTTTTCTTTTGGTTAATAATAAAGATTTTATATTTGTTCTAACCTGGTCAAATGTTTTAAATGATTGATTAAAAGCAGTATTACCTATTTGTAACGGCAAAGTGATACCTATTGGAATATCTTCAAATTGTTTTAAATCAGTTACAGGTTTACTACCTAATATTACAGCCATTATTTTTTATTAAATCTTTTTACCAATTCAGAATAATCTCTGTTCAATGCTTTATCTAATGCATCATTTCCGGTTTGAACTCCCAATCCACTTGGTTGAGCTCCACCTCCACCTAAATCACCATATCCCATTTTAGATGCCATTTCAGCTCTCA